TCGTTCCTGCGTCTAAGGACCCGCTGTATTTGAGCAAATATGCGGATCGTTATACGACAATGGGCGAAGGTTGGGCCAAAGAACAAGCTGATGCTGCTCGCAAGGCCGCAGAAGAGATTGTTAGGTCTGGCCGCACAGTTGATGTCAAAGGCAATGTTGTCTCACTTCCTGGGGCTATTGAGTCTGGGCAAAAACAGAAAATTGGCGAAGGGCTTGCTAAAGAAGCGCTTGAGTTCAATGACGCCGCCCAAAAATATAGGCCAGAGGCTCAAAACATTCTTTCCGTTTTGGATGATTTGGGAACGAACTACTCAGTCTATAGATCCGGTCCAGATGCAGCGGCTAGGGCTAACTTTGATAGACTTATGAAAGTTATAGACCCCGACAACAGGAATCCCAGCATCCATCCAGATGATAGCTGGAGTGCGGCTAGATATGATAAAGCTGTTAAGGACGCCTTCCAGCTTTCAATCGCACAGCTTACTGCTCTTTCCCCTAGAGCCCCCAAAGCTGAACTTGATACTTTGGCGAGAACTATTCCATTGCCAAATTTGGACGCTGGTGCAATTCAGGGTCTTATTGGAGACGCAAAAGCCAGAGTTCTTTGGAACATGAAGATGCATGATGAATTTGATGTTAACAAAGACCTAAACTTGAATGAATTCAAGAAAAAGTTTGAAAAGGATACCCCATTTGATAAGTTTAAAGCCGAAGTTAGGAAGACAATCCCTGCGGCGGCTGGAACGCAGCAGCAGCGGGAACAGGCTTCAGCTATTCCGACGATCAGAAGTGATGAGGAGTACAATGCCATCAAACCGGGCACCACTTACATTGCCCCAGATGGCACAACCCGGAGGAAACCATAATGGGTTGGCAAGATGATCCTGTTGTTCCCGGTGCGGCGGCTAAATCGGCATGGGAATCTGATCCAATTGTAAAAAGTACTGATTCTGGCGAAAAACCAGAAGTTGGTGGGTTGGAATCTTTTGGGCGTGGCGCTGCTCAAGCTTTTGGTCTTGGGTACTCACCACAGTTGATTGCCGCCGCCAAAACGATGAATTTGCCGGGCAGCGAAAATCCGGCCTATCTTGCTGAATTGAAGAAACAGAAGGCTGCAACGGAGCAGGCATGGGAGCAACACCCGTGGCTGTATGGCACTGGCATGGTTGCCTCCGCTATTCCTGCGGCTGCGGGCGCTATTCTTGGAGCCCCTGAAGCTGCGGCTGCTGGCACTATCGGCAGTCTGGGCGGGGCTGGTCTTCGTGCATTAGCTGGCGAGGGTGCCGGGATGCTGCCGACTGCCCTGAGAGGGGCCGCAAAGGTCGCTGAGAACCCTATTGTTCAAGGTGCCGTATTTGGATCTTCTGAAGGCGAAAGTCTTGCTGATAAGGCTACCGGTGCGGCTGCGGGCGCTATCGGTGCAAAGGTAGCACCTGCGGTTCTTGGTGCAGTCGGGTCCGGTGTGAAAGCAGTTGGTCAAAAGATTGCGCCAGACATTGTTGATCCCATTTTCCATGCGCTTACTGGCAATCCGTCCACAGCGAAGACTGCCGCTAATATCGCAAGCGAGATTCCGAATGTCACGCTTCCTGCGGCAGCGGTTTCTGAAAGCGGGGCTCTTAGGACGGCAATCGGTGCAGACGTTTTCAATCAGGTTCCAAAAGCAGCCAACAAGACGCTTGGTGAGATTGGTTCAGCCGTTTCTGACTATGCTGGAAATGCGAACAGGAATGATGCTGGCGAAGCTATTCGCAATGCAGTGAAGGCTTGGTCGTATGATGCGACAAGCCCTGCTGGCTTTCAATCTATGATGAGCCAGATCTATGCTCCTGTCCGTAATCTTGAAGCATCGACGGCCATCCAATACCCCAGCCAACTTCAATCAGCCATCAGCAAAGAACTTACCTCTCCTAAAGGACGGATGGGAGATATCACCTCTACGCTCAACATTGCGAAGATCCCACTTTCGACGGCTGATGACGTTGGTGGTTTGACATTCGCTGAAATGAAGGCGTTCCGGGAGATCCTCTCAGACCATATCTCATGGAATCAGGCTCCAGGTGTAAGCGGCATCAACAATGATGTGCTTAAAAGACTAAGGGATGCCGTTACGCGAGATATGACGAAATATGCCGACAATGTCGGCGGCAAAAAGATGATGAATGATTTCATCAATGTAAACAAGAAAGCCAAGAATCTCTATGATCTTAAGGACAGTGTCTACAATTTGACCGGGAACCCCATAGTTGAGGGTCCCGGCTCAAGAGCTAATGATGCTATCTATAGCAAGATCATTGGTGCCGCCGCCAAGAGGGGTGGAGCGGACATCTCTGACTTAGACAAGCTTTACAATACAGTTATCAAATATGACCCCAAAGCATGGCAGTCTGTTGGGCAGGCTTATGCTGCGGATCGTATCGCCCCCAATGGTCAGTTCTCCTTTGGGAATTTCCACAAGCACTTTGATGACTTCTTGGACCCCAGAGGCAAGTCCCTTATTTTTGGTCAACCGTCTGAGAAGACTAGACAGATGTTTGAAAACATTGGCGCGCTTGGTCGCGTTGATGCAAAAGGGAAGCCGCTTGGGAGCGTTCTCGACACATGGGCATCCAAAGCTGGCACATATCCTGTGAAGCCTTCTATGGGTGCCGTGGCTGAAGCTGCATTGACGGGAGGGTTCCCGCTGGGCTCTGCTGCTGCTGGATCTGTAGGCGCAGGCGCTGGCGCGATTGGGGCAAGAAATGTCGCCGCCCCCATGTCTCAGTATGCGCCATCTAAGGCCACCCAGATTGCTGGCGAAACCATCAAGGGCGCAGCGCCTATTGTGGGTTCTGAGTTGGCTGCAAAAAGTCCGCTTCCTGGCGCAATTAAAGCTGGTGTTCCTCTTGCGTTATATGAAGCATCTAAGCAGCTACCATCTTGGCTTTACAGTGTTCCAGGGATTTCGCCGACAGATGCCCGTATGGGCCGCAAGTCTGGTGGTCGCGTATCTGACAAGCTTGTGGCTGCGGTTGACCGCGCCAAGAAGAACATCAACAATGATACCCAAAGCCTTCTCAGGACGCCTGACAGTCATGTCGCGCATGCTCTAGAGATTGCCAACCGTAACCTTGAGGGCTGATCCATGTCCAACCCGACAGCAAACAAAAACCTTTCATGGCCTCCTCATGGCGGGGCTGTCGATGCTTGGGACACCCCGCTCAATGATGACTTCACTATCCTTGATCTGGCCTTGGGCGGAATTACCAGCCTCAACGCAGGAGCGGGATCAGCTACTTTAGTGGATAGCGAGTATCAGCCGCTGATCATCTACATCACCGGAACGCTGATTGCGAATATAGTCTACACCATCCCATATGGCGTTGGTGGTCAGTGGATCGTGCGAAACACTGCGACTGGCGGATCTTATACGGTGACGTTCGCTTCAGGTGGCGGTGGTGATACCGCCCTGATTGAGCGTAACATCAACACCCTCATCTTCTCTGATGGTTCAAACATCAGGTACTCTGACAATCGCACCCGCCCAGCATTGGCTGCCGGTTCCAGCACCCAGATCCAGTACAACACTGGCGGCATTCTCGATGCGTCTGCTAATCTTGTCTACAGCAGCGGGAAGCTTGGTGTTGGTACTGCATCTCCAACTCAAGCAATTGAAGCTGCTGGAACCATCTATAGTACCTCTGGTGGGTTCAAATTCCCTGATGGCAGTGTTCAGATCTCTGCCTCTGCTGGCGCGCCAAGCTCCTATGTCGCCACCATTAGCTTCGGTACCACAGGCCTGTTGCCTTCTGTAGCGCAGTCTGGCGCTGTGGTGGTTGCTGGCACCCTTGCTGTCGCCAACGGCGGCACCGGCATCACTTCCTTTGGAACGGGCGTAGGAACGGCTCTGGGCCAGGCTGTGACTGGCTCTGGTGGGATTGTACTCTCGACATCTCCAACCCTGACGACGCCTGTGCTTGGGACGCCTACGTCGATAACCCTCACCAATGCTACAGGCCTTCCGCTCGCTACCGGAGTTACCGGAACCCTTGCGGCGGCCAACGGTGGCACTGGTCTGACGGCAGTCGGAACCGCAGGCAACGTCCTCACCAGCACTGGATCTGCCTGGGCTAGCACTGCTCCGGTGGTTGCTGCTCCTTCTGCTGCTGGACAGGTTCCCTTCAGCACGAATGGCACGAGTTATACCGCCACCCAGAAGATCGTGCAGGGCACAGCGCAGTCCTCAACGAGCGGCACCGCAATTGACTTCACGAGCATCCCGTCTTGGGTGAAGCGCATCACAGTGATGTTCAATGGAGTGTCCACGAATGGATCGTCTCAAGTTATCATTCAGTTGGGTACTTCTGGCGGCGCTGTAACTAGTGGATACCTTGGTGCGGCGACTGTTTTTACGTCTGGTATCTTGACGCAAAATCTGACATCTGGGTTCTCATTTTACTTTTATACGGGCGACGCATCGACTGCTATCCGCAATGGTAGTTTCACCATCAGCAATCTTTCTGGGAATGATTGGACTGGTACTGGCGGTATGGGACTTAGCAATTCAGCTTCGTCTGGATTCACCACAGGCATTGTTCCCCTTGGAGGAGTTTTAACATTTGTTCGAATCACTACGGTAAATGGCACAGACACATTTGACGCTGGCACCATCAACATCATGTATGAATAAACGAAAGACCCCAGCCTGAATGAACGGGCTGGGGCAAGTTAGCGTTTAGGATCAATCACACAGTGGCTAGGCTGAAGGTGCCAAGCATCATCAGCCAAACACCATTGTTTGACGAATCCATTGTCTCACATAGGCGAAGGACTTCAAGCAGGATCTCGCCCAAGGGTGATATTTTTTTCTGCCCGGATATCCTGATTGCGCCAAGACCAGCACTCTCCATCATCCTGAAAGACGACCCATATCAGATCAAAGTCTGGCCCGTAATCGACAAGCACCTGCGCCATTCCTTTGCCTTTAGGTGTTACAACAGGCATGGGCGGATTAAGTTGCAATAGCATCGTTCTTTCCCTTCGCTTTGATCTGAAACGGGTTAAGAGCCTCTTCTGGAACAAACCAGCTTTCAACACCATTGCCGTAGTTTTGACGATACTCAGGCTTCATTACATCTTTGGCATACGCCCATCCACGGATGCAGTAGGTTGGACCTGTTCCTGTGACATGCACGAAGATATGTTCTGGGTCATCATCATCGCGAACGATCATCTGCCATTCATGCTTCGTGCGAAGCCTGACTTGAACATTGACGCCTATGTCTGCACCCTTGAACGTATTCACTGTTGGCATGAAGTAGAGGTTGCGAGCCTTTGCGACAACGATTTCGCCAATAGCACCCTGAACATTCGCACATAGCTGGTCATGGTTTGATTTATCAAAATTTCGATTTGGCTTCCGCCCAGCGATTACGGATTCATAGTGCCTAATAGTGCCAAGATTGGCACCATGCAGCATCTCTGCTAGGTTCAAATCCACCCAAACATGCCTGCCATCTTGTCTCATAGACATCACTTTTTCCCTTTTCTTTCAATGCGATAGTAGCAAAGCGCCTCATGCTCCTTGCAGTAGGACCGTCCGTTCTTTTGCCTGCCACAGAACAGGAAGTTTGCGGGATCTCCATCGTTTAGAACATAGCGGCATGATTTAGGGGTTAATTTGTCAAACTTGATTGGTTTGGATGGTGGCTCTGTTGGTATGGGCAACTCTTTGATCAGATTTATTGTTTCTTTTTTCTCAAGAGGCGTTTCACGCATAACATCAAACAGTGTCAAAACCCGTTCTCGTTCCAATTTTTTGGTTTGCGCTCTAATGCGCCCCATGCGAACATCGCTTTCACGAGTGCCTATCTCGCCATCTTCCCGCATGCGGTGGACCTTGCCCATGACTGAGCCTCTTGAAACCCCAATCTGTTTGCCAATTTCGGTAGCAGATAAACCAGTCAGCCAAAGGTCTTTGATTGATTTCTTTATGTCTACCATGATTTCCCCCTATGGCTGATGGCGGCCAGCAAGCCAACCGCCATCATGCGGTGTCAGTAGTGAGTGTCGGAGTGTTCCGGCTCAACAGTAGCACGAAGCTCCGCTAGCTCGTCCTTGAGGGACTTCTCAACTGCCTCCGTCACATTGGACGGATTCTCATGTACACTGATCAGCTCGCCCGCAAAGGCGTAGTAGTTGATCCCATCGACATAGTTCTCTTTGTTGGCCCTATCATTGCCCAACCTGGCAAGCTTCAGGGCATGCAAGACAAGAGCAACATCATGCGCTGTCAGGTGTATGCCTGTGATGAGTGTTGAGATCTCAGAGGCGCGTTGCAGGCAGATCTTCATATCTCCATACAGAGCATTTCGCTCGTTGAAGATCTTGGCTGCATCACTCATCAATTCACGGTAGTCCATGTAGCTCTCCTATTTGGTGTAGCGTTGGTTTCTGGTTCTGACGAAGCTTGATTCTGTGCCCGGCTCGTCAACGGTATTGTCTTTGTCTAGATCGATGAACTCGACTGCCTTGCCAATGCAGGAACTGTTGATGATGATCTCACCCCTATCCTGCCACCATATCTCTCCATTCATGTTGGTTCGCTTGTAAAACAACCCAAAGATGAGAAACTCCTGTCTGTTCAGGTCCTTACAGAGATCCGACAGTGAGTTGCATGGATACTCCAGCGTCAACTGGTGCGTTAGCATGCCATTGGCGTTTGGCATCTTCATTGAGACTAAGAATCGCATGCGTCCTCACTCTTGTTCCTGAGAACCACTGTTCCATCCATGCGGCGCTTCCACTTTGAAAGACGACCACCTGGCAGTGGGGATTTAGATCTTGCCGCCCCTATATGCTTCTGGTGCTTTCTCTTCACCTTCGCAATCAAGGGAGCGTCAACAGTGCTAGTATGAACCCTATGACACTTGCGATGAGCAACCAGCCAGTTGCTTTCATCATCTCTACCGCCAGCCTCAAGGGGAATGTCATGGCTGACATCCCACTCTTGGCCGGGCACCACCTTCATGCTGCACAGATGGCAAAGGCCTTCGTGCCGCAGAAAGATGTCGGCTCGCATTTTGGCTGTGATGCGGACCCTTTTGATCAATGTACATGCTCGTGTTCGTCTGGTTCACCGTGAAAGTAGTCATTTACGCTATTCATCACATTGTTGATGAATGTCGCAGCCATTGCCTTTGCGACAATTGGCCCCTTTTCATCATCGATGATCATTAGGAGGAAGATGTAGTTAACAACAGCGATTGCCGTTGGCTCATCCAGCTTCTCAAGGATTTTCAGAATTTTGTCTGCTGTCTTGTGCATCAGTTCTGCTTGTTTATCTAAATTTTCCATTTCATAACCTCATCTCAGCTCGTTTTGATGCTTCTATTGATTGCCATTCATGAAACTTCATTCTGATGTATTCGAGCTTCACTTTCAGGAAGGCAGCCTTCTCTCTTGCCTTCACCATATTGGTGACGAACTCACTCCAATCCCCTGATGCTTTCACCTGCATCTCAGCGCGACTGACGGGCATGTCTCCCAGAGAGAGCATCATGCGCGCCAGTACTGCACTTTTGGTTTCCTCAAGAAGGGAGGCAGCGGAGTCAGCGTCTACGTAAGCCTTCGCAACAACTCGATATTGTTCTGAAAGCGGTAGGTTGCCATCCATATTATTATATCCTTTCTATCCCATGATGCAGTCTCATATGATGAGTTGGGCACAACCATATGACCTCTAGAGGTTTCGTGTAATCATCATGATGTGCATGCGCTTGACCTCCGCAAACTTTGCATGGCTGCTTCTTTAGTTTCCCATCTCGTATTGCGTTTGAAACCATATTATGGGCTCTCCTCTTTTCTGGGTTTTGTTTTATATGTCTTTTTGCATTCTCAAAGGCTCTTTCCTTGTTATTGGCGTACCATTCTTTGCGCTGCTTTTTTGCATATTCCATTCGCGCAGGATCTTCCCAATATCTGCGACGATCATATTCGCGAACAGAATTGTTTTCACTTCTATGTTTTTTAACC